TACTCTTTGATTTTCTTGATCTGCCTTAAATCTTGTTTCTTCTGCTTTTCTTTGAAGATCCATAGCTCTTAAATCAACTTCTTGTTGTTTAATTCTTACTAACGGATCTTGTTTAGCAGCATTTGCCTGCATTTCAGTTTGTGCAAGCTCTTGTGTAATTCTTGCAGCAACTTTTGCTACCTCTGCTTCGAACATAATACTAAATTGTTCAGGATCTGCTTGTGCCATTTGTGCTGTTTCAGGATTTTGCATCATTGCAGCTCTTACTTCTGCTTTTGCTTTGAATGAAACGTGATCAGATATGTGTGATTGTAGTAAAGCATACACTTGTGGGTTTATCTGAACCATTCTTGTTGCCATAAACGCCATGTGAGCAGCAATATGTGCATCGTGATCTTGAAATTCAAACGCTGTAAGAAGTTTCATCTGCAATGAACGTGCATTTTCTTTTGCAGGATCCATTGGTTCTGGTTGTTTCGGTGGTGGTTTTAGTAATGCTTCAATTTGTTTAGTGCCTAACGCTTCATAAACACGTCTATACGCTTCATGAATGTTGTGTAACTGTGGATTTGACTGTGCAATTTGTAATTGTGACTGTGCAAGTGTAACTCTTTGAGCCATACTCATGATATTTGGGTCTGCAACAGGTAAAATATCTACTCTGTTATCAAAATCTGCTTGTTTTATTTCTCTTGGACCACCATAAACATCATATGGATACACTGGAGGCAAAGATTCTCCACAAATTCTTGCTAAAATTTTAAATTCTAAACGCATTGCATAGTAGCAACGCTTGTGAACACCACTCATAACACGAGATCCACGTTCCATCAGTGCCATTGTAGTTCCAACAGCTCTATTTTGTGTATCGTTACCAACAGCTGTGTCTGTAATTGCTGCAAATTTTTGTCCTGCTTGAACTACAAAACCCATCAAGTTGTATAAAGTTGGTGATGGTTCTGTAAATGGTAAATTAAAAAATTGATCTCTTATGTTTCCACCAGGTGCATCATCATCTCTAACTCTCATACCTCTAGACTTAAATCCAGCAGGTAAATTTTTTAGAGTTCCTGCATCTATTAATTGTCTAAGTGATTGTGTTGCTGCTTGAGACAAACCACCAATCATATGAGTTAAACCAAAACCATAGAAACCTAAACCAGGTAAAAATTTGTAATGAACAAAATATTCTATCCTTTGATAAGTAATATCATTTGGTCTATAGTTTCTATAGATAGATAAAATTTCTCCCGATCCTTCATCAATTGTAACAATGTAAGGAATTTTAATTTTTTTTGCTTTGTCATCAAAGTCTTCAAAGTCATCTAAATTAAGATCGACATGCATTTCTAAAATAGTATGTAAGTAATCTGAACCTGTACCTTTAACTCCTTCAAGTTCATTTAATTTTTTCTGTACATTGTCAGGTTCGCTGTTTGAATCTATTAAATCTATATCTCTGTAAAAACCTGCAGCCATTTTCTTAGTAACTTCATTAGCTGTCATTTTAATTACATGTGTAATTCTCTCACAATCTTTTAAATCTGATGCGTAGTAAGGCACTACTAAATCTTCGGCTGGGATAAATTTAGATACAGGTCTATCTAGTAAAGCATCAAAGTAAATTTTTTTAAATGTAGATCCTGATAGTGGTAAATAGAATAACATTTGATCCATATCAGTTGTGTAGTCTTCCATCTCCTCCATCAATAAATAATTCATGTAGTCTTTAACTCTATCTGACTGGGCTTCGGTAGCCGGTGTTACTGCACCAATAACTTGGGTTCGGACTGGACCATCTGATGGAACAAGTTCTTTATAAGCTTGGGCTTGGAATTGCGTAACAGACTCCGCTAACAACGGATGAGTGACACCAGATGCGCCTTTGAATGGCTTAGTTACTTCCTGATACTTAGTTCCTAATAGATCTAGCCCTTTAATGTAAGCGTCTTCCCATTCTTTTCTAGAAGTTTTATCTTTTTTATATTCTTGAATAAGTTCCATACCCATATCTTTAAGGGTACGTTCATCCATACCATCTGCAAGGTTTGCATTAAAATCGTCTTGAGGTCTTTCTTCAACTTCCTCTTCTTCACCTTCAACTGTTACATCAACAGGTAAACCCTCTGGTTGTTCTTGTTCTTCTTCAAAACCTTCTTGCAATTGTTGGGATAATGTTTTTTCGATTGCCATAATTAATTGTACCTTATTGGTTTAAACATATCTACTACAAGTCCTCCTTTGGACTTATAAGTTTTTTGTGTATTTCTCATGAGTGGTGACACTTTAATAGCAAATGCATCAAAATACAACCTTGGATCACTAGCTGGAATATTTTTAAATCCTGAACCCGCTGCATCTGAAACCTCAGAATGATAACTGCTTTTGATCTCTTTTCCTTTTAAAGGATGGTCTTTCGGATATTTAAAAGTATCGTTTGATACTTTCTTAAAAGGTTTAGATGGATCTGATAGTGATATTTTTGTGGGTCCTGCTTTTGTATTGTAGAACCTTGCAACTTTACTCATAACATCAGGCATAACTGCTTTACCTTTTTTACCGATACCTTTACCGTTTGCATAACCATAAAATCTTTCGTTACCCGCTTTGTAGCCTTGACGGAAACTTAATTTGTCAAACGGGGCAACGGCTACGTAATCAACATTCTCTCTTGCTGCTCTTTGTAAAAGATATTTAAGTGCGTGATCTCCGTAAGAGTCAGCCTCAACCATAGGAAAGAAATCTTTTTCATTTCCTCTTCCACCTCTTGTTGTCATTGAAGCTAGTTTTTGGTTAACATCTTTAATACTTTTTGCTATAGCATTTATTTGACCTGTTTGAGCAAAGTCAGCATTGTTTGCAATTGCGTCATCTAAATCTTTTAACATCTTACCTCTTTGTGAAACTAATAAATTTAATTCTAAATCTGCGTTAAAAGGATTTCTTCTGAACTCTCCAGAAAGCTGTTGTGATTTAGATAAAGACTTTGCTATACTTTGGTTAACATCAGATTGTATTTCATTAATCATAAATACTTTTTTACCATCAGGTGTAAATCTTGTATCAAATCTTACGTGATAAATGTTATTTGTGTTTCTACCTAAAGCATCAGAAAAGTGACCACCTGTATTAAAAGGAGATCTGTTTGTTATAATTTCTTCTGGTAATGTAAATATTGTTTCTCTGTAATCTTTACCACCTTGAAGAGTATAGTTACTTTCTCCACCGTAGTAGGTTTTAGAAGTCTGGATAGGTCCAGCTTTATTATTTATTTCACCTATGGCTTTATTCAATGCTTTTCTCTCATCAATAGGTAAATCTAATGAAACTCTTTTAGCAGTATCATTCAAATCCCTTAAAGCACCTTTTGTTAAAGGGCCATCAGTTTTTAAAATATACTGAATATCATCGAGTCTTTCTTTAAGTTCACCAGAACCCACACCTTTGTATTTATCTTGTAAACTTCTAACAATATTTTTTGCATTTTTTGTTGCTGTATCAAATGCTTCTTGAGCACCTTTGTTAACACCAAGCTCTATAGGTCTTAATCTATTAATAGGATTTAATTTAATCATAGCACCAACTTCATTGGCATCTAATTTTAAACCAAACTTCTTGGCAGCATATAATAATCCACCCGTAAGATCTCCAGCATCATTGAATAGGGCTAGGTTTGAATCAAACAATTCTTCTTTTGATATATTTACTTCTTTACCTGCAAAGGGTCCTGAATCATATTTAAATCTTTTCTGTTCTCTTACAGTTTTCTGTGTAGGTTTACCCCACATTCTAAAGTTTACTTTTCTTGTAGATGTTAAATGATCTAACCATTCATCAGCTGTATATGTGCCTCTTCCTTTTCTCATTACCCAATCATAAGTAGATGACCCAAAGGATGGTGCAACCTTATCACCCATCTGAAGTGGATTTGTTTTTTTTAATACAACTGGTGGATTTCTTATTTCACGAATAGCTAACTCTTGTCCCTGTTCCGTTGTCGATGGTTTGGGAGTATAGGTTATTTGTTTCTGTTGTTGTCCGGTGGTCGGTGTCGCTGAAGGTTTTCTCGCCTTTAGTAGTTCCTTCCCTGCCTGTAATAAACTACGTAGGGACATAGTCCCTCCTAGTACATTTTTGTAGGTTTGTTTCTACCTAATTTGCATTTTACTTTTATAGACTTACCAGATTTGTAACCCATAGGTTTATTCATCATCATTCCACCACCCATTGCTTTTAATGGTTTCATAGGTTTTCTATCAGGTGCTTTTAATTTTGGTCTTGATCTTTTAAAACGTCTAAACTCATCTCCTGCTACACCAAGTTTACTTCTTAACTCACCCATTTTTCCAGTGTCTGCTCCACCGCCTTTAGTGTATTTTTTCATCATACCTCCACCCATTTTTTTATTCATTTTTTTCTTAAGCATGTTTTTGAATTTATCAGACTCAATAAATTTTTTAGCAGCCATTCCCAGACCAGCAACACCTAATGCAATTTTACCAAGTTTAGTTGACTTAGCTATCTTAGCTGCTTTTTTTGCTTTTGAACTTTTTGTTGCTTCTTTTAAACCTTCTAAATATTTTTTATAACCAGTAGCTTGACCCATGCCTTTTCCTGCACCACTTCCAAGTCCTGCAAGTTGCATTCTTCTTTTCATAAAGTCACCTCTTTTAGCTTTCATTACACCACCTATTTTTCTACCTTGAACTCTTTTCAACATTGCAAGAGGAGATGCAAATTCTATACCTTTAGCACCTTTGTCTTTTGCTTTTTTCATCATCATTAAACCTAGATTTGCTTTTTTAACTTTTTCTTTTTCTGCTTTTAAGATTTTAAAATCTTCTGCATCAATTTTATTATTTTTATTTTTATCTAATTTAGCTTGACCACCTGTTAACATTCCAGGTGTGTATCTTTCTCCGTATCTTTTAGTTTTTGTAGACATCCTCGCTTCTCTTATTTTAGCTTTTCTTTCATCCCTTCTTTCAGAAGGGCTTTTAGGTTCTTCCGCTTTTTTTGAAGCTCTGCCAAGAATTCCAGGAGCAGGTGTAGCCATAGCTTGTGATTGTTGTTTTGCTTGTTCGTCTCTGTCTTTTTTTACCATTCTTAAAGGCATACTAACTCCTAATAATATTTATATTCTTTTTCTAATTTCATTGGTGGGTCGTCCCAATCGTCCGAGTACGTAGAAACAAATCCACCTTGTCGATATCTTAACACAGCTTGGGTCATAGAATCAACATAGTCATCGTATTGTCCGTTAGGGAATGCAGCACATTCCTCAATCACTTCTTGAGCAAAATGTTCATCTAATGGCGCATAAACCATACCAGACTCAAAGACAGGCGCACAACTGTTTATCCTTGTATGCTTGTCTCGTCCTCGAGCTGGAACATAATCAATGACAGGTATACCTGCACGTCTAAGCTCATGAATTAGTGGTTGTCCAGAAGCTTTAGCTTCAATGATAACTGTTTCAGGTTCCCAATAATGATATTGTTCTAGTGCAAGGTTTTTAAGATCAGGGAAATCATATCTACCTTTTTGTGCATCAAGTAGAATAATACATTTCTCATAACCCTCTACAGGTTCAAATATTCCCCAAGTTGTAATAGCTGAATAGTCTGCAGTTTCTTTTTTAGAAAACGCAGTATCATAGGATTGTATCACGTGTAGCAGTTTTGGAAGATACTCCCTATCGTAGTCTTGCCACCATTCACGTTTTATGATTGCACCCTCTTCTGAAGTTGGGTCCTGCATGTACTGGGCGTTCCAGTTCTTTGTTGAGATAGAAGCTTTTACAGAATCTAAATCTTCTTTACTCCAATACTCAGGCCATACTGGTTTATCGTTAGGCATGATTGCAGGAAAAGAAATTACTTTCCATTGATCTGCTTTTGCTTCTCCTTGAGCCTTAACTAATCTTCCTGTTAAATCATCAGTTGCCCATCTTGTCATTACAACTAAAATTCTACCACCTGGTTGCAAACGTTGACGTGGCCCTGAACTGTACCACTCGTATGCACGTTCCATGGCTGTATCAGACAGTGAGTCTTGTTCAGTATGTGGATCATCGATAATAAGCAAATCCGCCCCTCGTCCTGTGATAGAACCGCCAACCCCCGCTGCAAAGTATTCACCCCCATGATTAGTCTCCCATCGGCCTTTTGCTTTACTATCTTCTCTTAGCGTAACATTTCCAAAAATTTCTTTATACTCCTTGGTGTTCATTAAGTTACGAACTTTGCTACCGAACCTTGAAGCAAGTTCAGCGTTGTGTGATACCTGCATTATTTTTTTCTTTGGATACTTTCCAATATACCAAGCAGGGAATAAATAAGATGCGAATTCAGATTTGGTATGCCTAGGAGGCATATTAATGATGAGCCTCTTTGCATCACCATCAGCTATTTCTTGAAAAGATTCAGCTATTATTTGATGGTGCCCATATTTCTTTGGGTCCTTTGTTTTACGGTAGATAAAATCTTGCCAGACAGACTCAGCAAAAACTAAAAAATTATCCTGGCATAACTTGATCCACTCTAATTGTTTTTTTAGAATTATATCTTTTAATTCTTCTTCTGTAAGATTCTCAATATTCATACCGTTTGGGACCCTAGTATATGTGTATATCCTACTTTGTAAACCCTTTCGGTTAGCAAAACCCTACGCCTGAACGCGAACAGGTGATTGCAAATTTTAAAAAGCAGGTTGTGGGAAAAGTTGAGCCTTCTATAGCGCAGATACACCAATGGCGCAGTCGCGCCATTGGTTAAGTGTTTATTATTCTGTTGTGTGTAAAGCTTGAACGAGTGTGCTAAATTTCTTTAGTACATTTTCTTTGAACTCATCAACAATAGGATTGCCAACATTTTCAAGTATATGTTTTTCGCATTCGCCCATTAACAGTTGGAACATGATTTCATAATTGAGTTGTTTTTTTTGTCCATTCTCAATAACCATGTCAGCAAGAGTAGTTGGCGAATTCTCGCCAACTCTTTCAGCTAATACTTTAGCTATGTTTATTAAATCACTATTGGGCATTTGATACCTCGCCAATAGCTTTATACTCACAATAAGCAATTTGCTTTTGGTGTGCATTCCATAAATCTAAATGTGCTAATTTAAATTTATCTTTATCAAAAGATTTTCTAACTCTGTTAATCTTTTGTAATCCAAAACTATTTCCATGTTCGTCTTGAACAATAATCAAGTTTTGGTTTGTTCTCTCAAATAGATTAACAATGTGTTCTTTCATACTATCTAACTCTTTGTTAAGTCTATTTGCTTTTAGCTTTAGTTGTGCATATGCAAGAACTACTTTTTTTTCTTCTTGCTTTAGCTTTTTTGCTGTTTGCAT